TACATACCGACCGAGCCCACCAACAAGCAGGCGGAGTTTCTAAAATTAGCCAATAAGGATGTCTTCTACGGAGGATCAGCCGGCGGCGGAAAAAGTATAGCTTTGCTCATGGCCGCCGCTCAGTTTCTCGACGTGCCCGGTTATAACGCGCTCGTACTGCGCCGTACCTTCAGCGAGCTGTCACTGCCCGGCGCGTTGATGGACGTTGCCAACAAATGGTGGCCCGAGTACCGGCGCAAGGACGGCAAGGAGTATTGGTTTCCCACCGGCGGCGGCACTTATTCACGGCTGATCTTCGGCTTTCTCGAAACCAGCAAGGACTTGGACCGCTATCAGTCGGCGGAGTTTCATTCGATCAACGTAGACGAGGTGACCGAGTTTGTTTACTCGGACATTTCTTTCATGTGGTCACGACTGCGCAATCCGCCATCGGGCGTGCCGCTGCGCATGCGCTCGGCGTCCAACCCTAACGGCGTGGGCCGGTTATGGGTGAAGCAACGGTATGTGGATGCCACGACGCGCGAGGACAGGATATTTGTCCCGTCGCTCATTGATGACAATCCTTATTTGCGCGAGAGCGAGGAATATAAAAGAAACCTGGAAGACGAATTAGGCCCGGTCCGCTCCGCGCAGTTGCTCAAGGGCGATTGGGAGATCCAGGCCACCGGCATGTTCATGCGCCAGTGGTTCAAGATCATCGATGTGGCGCCGTCGCAGATGCGCTTTTGCCGCTATTGGGATTTGGCCGGCACTGAATCCAATGGCGATAACGATCCGGACTACACAGTGGGCGCATTGGTGGGCCAGCACGGCAAGGACTTTGTTGTCATTGATGTCCAGCGGGTAAGGCTCACGTCCAAGGGCGTAGAAGATTTAATCCTGCAGACGGCGCGTTTGGACCGTGATCGGTATGGCCATGTGGTAATCCGAATGGAGCAAGAGCCCGGTGCTAGTGGGATTCGGGTGATTGACGATTATACTCGTCTACTGGCCGGGTACGATTTCAAAGGCGACCGCGTCACAGGGCCAAAGGAAATACGCCCTAGCGCCCTTGCCGCACAGGCTGAGCGTGGCAACGTCTGCATGCTCAGCGGGCGATGGAACCACGACGCGCTTGATGAGCTCGAAGTATTCCCCGGCGGCGGACATGACGATATAGTCGATGCCATTACGGGCAGCTTTAATTATCTAACCGGCGTCCCGGCAATCAACACGAAGCAAATAATTATGGTAGGCGAGAGACTGAGGCCGGATTGGTGATGAGTTACGCATACAATCGGCGGAAGAAACTGTATCGGCGTAAGCCGAAAAAACCTAAGCAACTGAAGAAGGGGCAATTGCCGCCCCCACCACCTAAACCGATGGACTGTTATATAGATTGAAGCCAAGACAAGAGAAGGAGCGGGTGGCCACGTACCCCGATGACATTACGGGCGGCCCGCCCGCTCCGAGGCCCTGTGGATAATTATAAGCATCGGCAAGTAAAGAAAAAAGATGCCCAAGACCAAGACCAAAAAGCGCAAGACTAAGCCTGCATTACCCGCCGCTAACGGCAACGGCGTGGCGGTCTACCAGCAAGCACGCCCGCCGCTCGGCGTGGTGTCGTCCACGGGCAGCTACTTTGGCGCCTTTGCGCTTGGCGGGCGGTCGTTTATCCCTACGCCGTACAACCCCGACGATCTGGCACGGCGCAAGGGCATCAAGATTTACCGCGACATGCTCCGGGACGAGCAGGTAAAGGCGGCATTATCGGCCAAGAAGTTTGCCGTGCTCTCCACCGGCTGGGAAGTCCACTTACCCGATACCGATGAGGCATCGGATACGACGCTGACGGAGTACAAAGACTTTGTCGAGTTCAACTTCAACGAGATGAAGGGATCATTCGATGGCAAGATCCTGGACATACTGACGGGCCTGGCCTACGGCTTTTCATGTAGCGAAAAAGAATACTGGTCAATCGACTATGGCCCGTTCAAGGGCAAGTGGGGACTAAAGAATCTGCGCACCCGCCCGCCCGACGAGCTTCAGTTCGAGGTGGACAGCGCGGGCGATCTGACCAAGAACGGCGTGTGGCAGAACATGGTCAAGATGCCCGCTGACAAGTTTGTCATCTATTCCCACGCCAACTCGTTTCAAAATTTCTATGGCGAGTCGGACTTGAAGGCGGCTTACAATTCGTGGTGGGTCAAGACCAACCTGTTTCGCGTCCTGCCTATCAGCATGGAGCGCTTTGCCGAGCCGATCGCCATTGCGTCGTTTGAAGGCACGGAGCTGCAGGCCGACCAGCGCTCCGACCTGGAGTCATTTCTCAAGAATCTGCAAAGCCGTAGCGGCATCGTGCTGCCCAAGTCCATAGAGCTAAAGCTCATGGAGCCGAGCAAGGATGTGGGCAGCCAGTACAAGATCGTCCTTGACTACTGCGACCAGCTGATCCGCATGGCCATCCTGATGCCGTCATTGATGGGCATGAGTAGCGAGCAGCAGGTGGGGAGCCTGGCGCGCTCGCAGACCGAGTTTGACATATTCTTAATGATCATCAGCCAGTTGCGGCGCGAGCTGCAGACGGCCATTAATGAGCAGATCGTAAAGCCGCTGTTGGACTTCAACTACGAGATCGAGCACGGCCAATACCCATGCTTCAAATTCAAGGAAGTGACCGAAGAGGCCAAGCAGAACCAGTATCAGCTATTCCTGATGGGCCTAACCGCCGGGGCGCTCACCAAGGGGCCGGAGGACGAGAACGCGCTGCGCGACTTGATCAACATGCAGCCCTTGCCGCAGGAGATCACCGACCAGCAAGAAGAGATAGAGCAGGCCAAGATGGACAACGAGCTTGAGATGGCCAAGATGGGGCCGATGCCCATGGTCGGGCCGAATGGCAACGGCGGCCCGGTACCGCCTAATGGCAACGGCAATGGCAACCAGCCACCGAGCAAGAAACCGCCGCCGACAAAGCCGGGGGCGGAGAATTATGCGGCGTTTAGCGAGGAGCAGGAAGCTGAATTGATAGAGTACGTGAGGACGCTCCGTGCAGACTGACCAATTCCTAAGCCAGCTCATTCAGCTAAGCCAGCTCAGGCTAAAGCGCGAGCAGCCACGGCATGCGCCGCCCAAGAAGACGGAGCACTACGCCTACGCCACGGCCGCCAAGGGCTACGGTTACCGCATGGCGCTGATGGGCTTTGACTTCACCGACTTGGAAGAAAAGCGGCGCAAGTTTCAGTGGTGGCTGGAGAGCCAGGGCGTGGACAGCGACACGGCGTACGACCTAGTTACTAAACTGAATCATAGTTGGGACTTTGCCACATGCGGCCCTCGTGCAGGCGTTGGCAAAGACTTCCTTAACTCCCTCGACCCATGGCTAGGCGCGCTGGACATGACGCCGGGCAGTGTGGGGCTGAGGCTGTATGACAAGTACCGGGAAGTGCGTGGGCGCAATATTTTTTTGTCCACGGATACAACGTACAATGTACACCGGACGGTAGAGAATTTTGAAATGTCCGAGGCTGCACGGCGCTGCGACTTTGCCGCTATAGAGAAGTGCTACACGCAAGATGCGGTGAGTCTAGACCGAGAACTGCGCGGCTTTATAGCACACGCAAGAGATAGCCTGATTCAGCTTATAGAGAAGCAGAACGTCGGAGAACTAACGGCTGGATTTGCTCAGTCGTTACAAGTGACAACGGGGCCTGAGTTCGCTCAGACTGTGGAGCGAACGTTGATAGACATATGGCGTAAGAACCGCGACGGCGCTTTAGATGAATTACCTGACAATCTGCAAAACAAACTGCGTGGTTTAAGGCAATTTGCAACGCCGTTTCAGCCAGATATTGCGGGGAATTATTTTCATAATCGGGCGTTAGCTATTCGTGGACTAGTAGATGACGAACTTACTAAGCAGGCGAAGTTTGCAATCTTCCAAACCCTGAAGAATGGCAGTGGCATTAGTGAGACTATAGGACGCCTACGTGATATATTTGAACCATGGGTAGGCGATCCGTCTAAAGTAGAACCTTCAGGGATTACAGATACGCCGGAAGATATTCTGCGTGCTCCCCGATTAGAAAATATTTCTCGCACCGAAATATCAGACGCCATTACGCGCGGTCGCATGGCAGTGGCCGATGCCGCTAGGGATTTTATAGTCGGAATAGAACTAAGCCCAATCCTTGATTTTAGGACTACACCTACTTGACTGTTCATTGAGGAATCCGGTGGGATTCGCTTTAAGCCAGAACAAACGAAGTACCTTCCGCCCGAACACTGGCAATGTCGTACTGTGCCAGTGTTCTTAACAACCAATGACGTACCGATAGAGTTTACTGAGCAGGAAACTTTAGATGAGTTTTCGCGTTTGATTCCGAAAGAGTTCAAATGATTTGCGCGTTGTGCAACAAAGAATTTGTCAAAACGAATCATAACAAGACGCAGAAGTATTGTTCTCCCGCTTGTTCATTTCAGGGACGTAACACCAGACGGCAACTAACGTGTGAGCAATGTCACAAGTCTTTTATAATTGCTGCGGCTGATATTCGTCGTGGTCGTGGTAAGTTTTGTAGTCATCAGTGTGCAGCAGCTTCACACGTCCTAAAACGCGTTAGGGCAAATTGTCTTTATTGCGGCAAGTTTTTTACTCACCTGAAATCACGGACCAACGCTAAATTTTGCTCTAATAAATGCGCTAAGCCGGGCGCACGAATGCTTTACTTGAGCAAACCGGAAAACCGAGAACGAGCGCGCGAATCTATTCGATATGCAGGCAAACAACGATGGCTTGATCCCAAGCAACGTGCGGCGATATCTCAGCAATTCTTAAAACTCTGGGCTGACCCAATTTATAAGGCAAAGACAAGTCGGGCCATACGATCTGGTCTTAAACGCTTATGGGCTGATCCAGAATTTTACGCCAAAACTAGCGCGGCGATGAGTGCAGGGCGCAAGGAAATCGGTTCTCTCATTAGTGAGCAGTTGAGAAGCCGTTGGGCTGATCCAACCTTTAAGGCACAACAAGGCCAAACTATAAGCGTCGCCTTAAAAAAATTCTTCAAGAATCCACAACGCAGAAAAGAAATAAGTTTGCGAACTAAAGCTCGTTGGGCCGATCCGCTATTCAAAAACCGCATTGTTAAGATTGTGGCGAAGTCGCTTGCTATAAGACCAAGTGGTCCAGAGCGGCGCCTTGACGCTATGTTGACGACTCGGTATCCAACGGAATTTCAATATAACGGTAGTAATGGCGGAGTAGTGTTAGGTGGATATATTCCAGATTTTATTAACGTGAATGGACAAAAAAAGGTGATTGAGGTTTTTGGCTGCTATTGGCATTGCTGTAAGAGTTGCGGTTTCAAAGATAGAGAGAAGATACGAGCAAACGATAAGCGCAGATTGCTTGAATATCAGAAATTGGGATGGCGACCGCTCATAGTGTGGGAGCATGAGTTTAAATCTCCCGATAAAATAGAGGACAAACTAAAAGCGTTTATCAGTTAAAATCGCAAATGATCTTCAGGCTAACCATCGCCGGCCACTTAATTATTGTGCGCGTCCC